GCCTCACCCCACTTCAGTTTCTCTGTACTGGAGTCAATCCGCTGTACCTTTGGCTGCCCCTTGTTCTTCCCAGCCTTGTAACGGTCGATGTTACCATGTTCTTTAATCAGGTGTTCTACTACTTTAGGTGTTTGCGCATCCATATACACAACATCAATGTACTTCCCACCTAGTAGATAACAATCCACCTTCTCGTACTTGATAGGGTCATAAGACACCCGCACAGGGTACTTAATAGGCCCACCGAACAAGAACGCTGACATATGGTAATCAGAGCCGAAGTTGAACTCTTCACGCAACTCAGCAGGCATATCAGCGGGGAACAGCTCTTGAATCTTCTGGCGTATAGCTTCAGCTTCGGCTAACTGTTCCTTGTGGTTCTTATCAGCGATAGCACGGTCAACGTGCAGACCATTGAACACGTGCCGTGTAATCCACCTCAACTATACAGCCATCAGTACCGAAGCGGGATGTGAACATCTGCTTCACTTTAGATGTACCATCACGGGGCAAGTTATGAAGGTTCGGGCGAGCACTACTAAGGCGTGTAGTTATAGTACTCACACCATTGAGGCTGTGGTGAATGATGGAACTATCGTCTACGAACTGAAGCATACCCTTCTGCTTCTTAATGCTACCGTCCTTGTTGTACTCAGTAGTCAGGTAATAAGTTCCATTATCCTTGTCTAACTGCGCAAGAGTGCGCAGCGGTTTAGCTACATCGGTGAACGTAGCCAACAGGTCTAGGGAATCCTTACCTGTACTGTACACCGGGGTAACATCATCACAGAGGGTGCGCTTACCACGGAACTCAGCCCGCTTACCGAGGTACTGCTCGGATACGTGCGGCAAGCGTGCGCGGCTGGGGCAACCGGCTTCGGGTTTGGGGCCGACTGGTGCGCGTGGTGGCGTCGTGTCCGAGATGGGGCCGATCGAGCAGCGGGTGCACGCTGACTTGGCTGCGTTGATGACTTCGCATCCGATGGGTGAGGCGCTCTCGGCTATGGCCCTGGCGTTGGCGGTGTCTTTGGATCGTGGCGCTGGGATGCAGGAGGCTGCGGTGAATCGTGAGTTGCGGGCCACCTTGGATGACTTGGCGCGGATGAAGGTTGGTGACGATGACGAGCTCGACAGTTTGCTCTCCGCCCCAACTGTGGGATCGGACGTGTCCGCCGAGGTTCGCGACACCGAGGACTCTTAGTCGCCCGACGTTGGGTACGGCGGTCGGGTTGACTGCCGCGTTGTTGGGTACACCGTTGATGCCACATCAGCAGTATGTGGCTGACGTGGTTTTGGAGATTGACCCTGATACTGGTCGGCTGGTTTACGACGAGTGGATCTTAGTTGTGCCGCGCCAGCAAGGTAAGTCCACTTTGATTTTGGCGAAGGCTACGCACAGGTGTACGGCGTCCTCGTTTTTTGGGCCACGTCAGCAGGTTGTGTATACGGCGCAGTCTCATCAGAAGGCGCGCAAAAAGTGGCGCGAGGATTACTGCAGCAAGTTGCAGGGTTCGACGAAGTTCGCGTCGAGGGTGAAGCCGAACTTCACGTCTGGCGATGAGCATTTGCGGTTCGTGAATCAGTCGCGGTTCGGCGTGGAGTCGAACACTGAGCGGGCCGGGCATGGTGACGTGCTCGATGAGGCCTATATAGATGAGGCGTTTGCGCAGGTTGATTCGCGGCTCGAGCTCGCGTTTGAACCGGCGATGATGACGCGGGCGAATAGCCAGTTGGCGATCGTGTCGACGGTTGGTTGGGCTGATAGCTCGCCGTATTTGTGGGCGAAGGTGCAGGCGGGGCGGGCGTTGGTCGCGGAGGGTGCGACGTCGGGTACCGCGTTTTTTGAGTGGTCGGCTGACCCTGCGGCTGACCCTGGTGTGGTTGAGACTTGGTTGTCTTGCATGCCTGCGGTGCATCGGCCTGATTGTGACCGTGATTGTCGAGATCACACGGTGGCGTTGGCGACGATTCAGGCGGCGTGGGACAAGGCGCGGCGTGAGAGGAAGGTCAGCGAGTTTTGCCGGTCCTATTTGAATCAGTGGAAACCGAAACCTAAGGCTGGGGACGAGACGGCGCTCGGCAACTGGAATGGGTGTCGGGTTGATCCGCCGGATGAGCCGCCGATCCCGGATGCGTTCGGGGTGGCGTTGTCGTTGGATCGGACGATGGTGTCGATCGGGGCCGCGTTGATTGACGACGATGGGCGTCTGGTGGTTGGTGCTCAGGGTCGTTGGGCGTATGGGTTTGACGAGCTGGTCACCGAGTTGGCGCGGTTGCAGTCGACGTACGGGCTGCCAATCGTGATGGACACGAAGGGCCCAGGTGGCGATTTGATCCCTGACTTGGAGTTGCAGGGGATTCAGGTCGTGGCTGCCGGTTTGGAGCAGTTTATCGACGGTTGTGCGCTGGTTGAGGACGGGGTGCGGTTGGGCACCTTGGTGCATCACGGGCATCCCGATTTGGATGAGGCTGCGGAGGGTGCGCGGTGGCGTCCGGTGGGTGACCGGAAGGTGTTGGGTCGTCGGCAGTCGGTCACTGATTTGTCGATGTTGGAGGCCGTGGCGTTGGCTGCGCACGGCGCGAGCGCGAACGACTCGTTGAAAGGGGTTGGGATCTGGTGAACGTGAACACTGTCGAGATGGTCGGCTTGTATGCGATCGCGTTCGGCCTCGGGTTGGTTGTGGTTGCGACAGGTTTGCAGGCCCCTTGGCTTGGGGTGCTTCTTGCGGGCGTGTTCGTTGCGGTCGCGGGCGGTGTGGCCGTGTTTGCGGCAAACAAGACTGCGGCTGTTAGTGGTGGCGCGTCGTGACGTTGCTTGCACCTATTTTTGCGGGTTCGGTTGAGGACCCGGAGACGCCGTTGGGGTTGGATTCGCTCGACTCGTTGTTTGCGGGCCAACCGACTGCGTCGGGGCAGCGGGTTACTGAAGAGAAGTCGTTGGGGATCTCGACGGTGTGGCGGGCTGTGAACCTGATCGCTAGTTCGGTGGCGTCGCTGCCGTTGCATGCTTACAAGTCGCAAGAGGGTGCGCGTGTGAAGGCTGGGGGCCGGGCCGCGAAACTGTTGGCCGATCCGCATCCTGACATGACCCCGTTCGACTTGTGGGAGATCGTCGGTGCCCACTTGCTGTTGTGGGGTAACGCTTACTTGTTGTTGCGTGGGACACCACAGGATCCGATCGCGGAAATGTGGCCGATTCACCCTGGCCGGGTGAAGGTTGGGCGACTTGGTGGCCCCACGTCGATGGGCAAGAAGATTTATGTGGTCGACGGCTCGAAGGTTTACACCGACGACGACATTTTGCATATCCCTGGGTTTGGGTATGACGGGATTTGTGGGGTGTCGCCGATCCGGGCTGCGCGGCAGGGGATCGGGTTGGCGTTGGCTGCCGAAGAGTTCGGTGCAACCCTGTTTGGGTCGAACTCGTTGGCGACGGGTGTTTTGCAGACGGAGCAGCGTCTGACGCCGGAGCAGGCGCAACAGTTGCAGGCGCGTTGGACGGCGCGGCGTGCGTCGCTGGGCCCCTATGACCCGATCGTGCTTGGTGGGGGTTTGAAGTTTGACCAGTTGTCGATCCCGCCAGCGGATGCCCAGTTTTTGCAGTCTCGTGAGTTTCAGGTGGCTGAAGTGGCGCGGATGTTCGGGATTCCACCGCACATGTTGATGTCTACGGAGAAGACGACTTCGTGGGGGTCTGGGATCGAGCAAATGTCTATCGGCTACGTGGTGTACACGCTGCGGTTCATTTTGACTCGGATTGAGCACCGTTTGTCTCGGGTTTTGCGGCCTCAGGCGGTGTATGCGCGGTTCTCGGTTGAGGGGCTGCTGCGGGGTGATTCGGCGCAACGGTCGGCGTTCTATCGGACGATGTGGGAGTTGGGTGCGTTGTCGACTAACGAGATCCGTGAGTTGGAGGAGCGGCCGCCTGTTGAGGGTGGTGACGTGCGGTTCAGGCCGCTGAACTTTGGCGAACTTGACGCGGCTGGGGTCGCGGTTGATGAAGGAGTGTCTAGTGAGTGATTCACGTTACCGGTTCCACGGGTCGAATCAGCCTGCCCGAAGGTCGGTTTTCAACACTGTTGAGCCTGCCGAGGTCGATGAGGCTGGGGTTGTCACGTTCCAGTTGTATGACCCGATTGATTCGTGGGGTGGGGAGTGGGGTGTGTCTGCGAAGGAGTTCACGGCGGCCCTGTCGCTGCTTGACGAGTCGGCTGTGAACGAGATCCGGGTGCACGTCAACTCGCCCGGTGGTGAAGTGTTTGAGGCGGTCACGATCATCAATGCTTTGCGGCGGTTTGATGCGCGCGTGGTCGCGGTCGTGGATGGTCTCGCTGCGTCGGCGGCGTCTGTGCTTGCGGCTGCGGCTGACGAGTTGGTGATGGCGCCCAACTCGACGTTGATGATTCATGACGCGTGGGGCGTGTGCGTCGGGCCTGCGACCGATATGCGTTCGATGGCCGACCTGTTGGACAAACTTTCGGACAATATCGCGGACGTGTACGCGGCGAAAGCAGGCGGTAGTGCCGCTGATTGGCGCGAGCGGATGCTGGCCGAAACTTGGTATACGGCTGATGAGGCCGTGGAGGCCGGGTTGGCTAACAGTGTCGAGGCCCGTGGGCCGGTTGAGCCTGCGGCGAGTTTCGATTTGTCGATCTACCAACCGTCACCGGTCACCGGACAGGTGGCCGCGTTTTGGGATGGGGCGTCAGCGTTGGCGGCGACCCGTCACCGGCTCAACGGCGAGAAGGTCAGTTGAGTCACCTTCATAGAACTTCCTGTCGCAACCTGCGCCAGGTCGAAACCCATGCTCACCAAACTAAGGAGATCAGGCATGGCTTACACTCAGGAACTCCGCGAGCAGCGGGCGCAGATCTGGGAGCAAATGCAGGAGGTCGTGAATCGCGCTGAGCGTGAGGGGCGTCCCCTGAATGAGGAAGACAAGGCGGTTTATGACCGTCTGGAGTCTGACCTTGACGGCAAGGGCGAGGAGATCGCGCGTGCTGAGAAGCACTTGACGATTGCCAACGCTATGTCCAGTTTCGGGCCGGCCCCATCTGAGGTTGACCCCGAGCCCGTGGGCAAGGACGGCAGCGAGCTGTACGCTTCGGCGTTCAACTCGTGGATGCGTCGCGGCCCGCAGGCGTTGGACGCTGAGCAGGCCCAGGCGCTGCGCAGCGGGTTCACCGACATTCAGAACGCTGCCGGAACCACCTCGGGTGGCGCTGGTGGCTACCTCGTTCCGGCTGGGTTCCGCACCAAGTTGATCGAGGCCGTGAAGTCGGTGGCTGCGATGCGTCAGGTCGCTGAGGTCATCACCACGGAGACGGGCAACACTCTGCCGTGGCCGACCGTTGACGACACCGCCAACGAGGGTGTCATCATTGGGGAGAATGTTCAGAACACTGAACAAGACTTCACGTTCGGCACCAAGCAACTCGAGGCGTACATGTACTCCTCGACGATCGTGCGGGTCAGCTTCCAGCTGCTGCAAGATAGCGCGTTCGATCTGGATTCGTGGTTGGCGAAGGATCTCGGTCAGCGGATTGGTCGGATTCAGGCGCGTCATTTCACGGTTGGCGCTGGCTCGACCGAGCCGGACGGCATCGCCACGTCTGCGACCGCTGGTGTGACCGGTACGACTGGTCAGACCCTCACGGTCGGGTACGACGACCTGATGGGGTTGGCTGAGTCGATTGATCCTGCCTACATTGAGGGCGGCAACTGCAACTGGATGATGTCGCAGGATGCCCGCAAGATGGTGAGGAAGATCAAGGACAACCAGAACCGGCCGTTGTGGGAGCCGTCGTTGGCGAAGGGTGCACCTGACTCGCTGCTGGGTCACGGTGTCGTCCTCAACAACTATGTGCCGGTGCCTGCGGCTAACGCGAAGTCGATCTTGTTCGGTGACTTCCGTGAGGCGTATGTGATTCGGGACGCGTCGGATGTGGCGTTGCTGCGTTTGACCGAGCGTTACGCGGATTACTTCCAGGTCGGGTTCGTGGCCTTCCAGCGTTCCGATGGCACCATGCAGAACGCTGGTGCCGTGAAGGCGTGGAAGCACTCCGCCACGTGAGTGGTGGGGGTGGCTCGGCTGCTTCGGTGGCCGGGTCGCCCCACCTGCCCCGCTTGAGGTCAAGGAGGAAGAATGGCTGCGAAGAAGAAGGCTGCGAGTGAGCCGGTCGTGGAGGCTGCGCCGGTTGGTGACCGCGTGGCTGCGTTGTCGGTGCGTGCCGACGGTACCCCGGACCAGATCGCTCCAGTGTTGATTGACGAGGCTGCGGCTTTGGTTGCGGCGTCTGCTGCGATCGGGGAGAAGGCCGCCGCGAAACTGGTGGCCAGCGTTCGTGCTGGTGTGTGATCGGGATGCCGGTCACTGTTGTCCTTGATGATGCCCAGGCCGCGTCTTTGTTGCGGCTTGGGCCTAGTCAAGTGACCCCGCAACTGGGCACCTATGTGCAGGCCGTCAACGAGATCATTGGGGTTGAGGTTGGGGCCGCGTTGGTGGGGTTGACGGAGATCCCTGCGGGGGTGACGTTGGCGGCGTCGATCATTTTGCGGCATATGTGGCAGGCCGACCAGCAGGGGCCTAGGGCGAACTTTGGTGGCACCGACCAGGACGTGGTGCGGAGCCCGCAAGGGTTTTTGATCCCGAATAGGGCTTGGTTGTTGTTGGCCCCGTATCACGCGCCGTTGGGGTTTGCGTGAGCGCGGCTGCAATTACGCAAGGGATCTATGATGCGTGCGCGTCGTTGTTCGCGGGCGAGTGTGATGCGCTCGTTTGTTTGGGGATGCCGGGGTCGATGCAACCGGACACGATTGTTGCTGTGGCGACGGATGTGCGGCAGTCGATCACGCGGCCCACGATGGGGACTGGCCGGTCACGTGAGCGCGCGATCGAGGTTGATGTGACCGTGAGCGTGTTCGTGCCTGGTGACGAGATGGTGCAGTGGGACGCGTCGAGGCGGCTTGAGGGTATGTGTGACCGGTTGGAGGACTGGTGGCGCGACGGCGACAACTGTCACCTTGGGGTTGATGGTGACGGGGGTTGGTTGGCGCGGGATTCGTGGGTCAGCGACATTAGTGGGCCGCGTAACGGGATCGTGCGTGACCCGGCGTCTGGGTTCGTTGCTGGCCGGGTCGCGGAGGCGACCGTAGTGGTTACTGCGTTGTGGCGCAGATGATGAGGAGCGTAGGGCTATGAAGTTGAGGAACGTTTCACCGCTCGGGGCCGTGGTGATCCCGGCGTTGCGGGTCACGGTTGAGGCTGGCGGGGTTTTCGATGTGCCCGACGGGGTGGCCGAGGGCCTGCTCGCTGGTGACTTTGAGGCCGCTGACGACGAGGGCCTAGAGGGTTTGAGTAAGGCGGAGCTGGTGGCTCGCGCCACAGAGCTTGGCTTGGATGCGTCTGGCACCAAAGCCGAAATATTGGCAACGATCAAGGAGCATACGTCATGACTATTCCCGCTGATGCACAAATCGGTTTCGGGGTCGAGTCGACTTACGGGACAGCGGTCACGCCGACCCGGTTCTTGGAGTTTGTTGACGAGTCGTTGAACTTCAACAAGTCCGTGAAGCAGGGGCAGGGGTTGCGGGTTGGGGCACGCGTGGGTCGGTCTGCGCGGCGTGTGGTCACCACGGTTGAGGCTGCCGGTGACGTGCAGTTGGAGGCGTTCTCGAAAGGGCTGGGCCTGCTGTTTCAGGCGATGCTTGGGTCTGGGTCGTCGGCGTTGGTGTCTGGCGCGACCTATCAGCAGACATTTACGCTCGGGGATTCGTTGCCCGCGTTGACGATCCAGAAGGGCATCCCGAGGATTGATGGGTCTGCGGTGGATGCGATCAACTTCCCTGGGTCTGTGGTGTCCCAGTGGGAGTTGGAGATCCCCAATGATGATATTGCGAAGCTGAAGGTGACGTTTGATTGTCGGGACGCGGTCGCGGCCGGGTCGTTGGCTACGGCGACGTACCCGACTGGCGGGAATCTGTATCAGTTTGCGGGCGCGGCGCTGTATTCGGGCGCGTTGACTGCCCCGACAGCGACGACGTTGGCGTCTGCTGCGACCCCGTTGGCGTCAGTGCGGTCGTTGTCGGTGTCTTGCAACAACAAGATCGCTGGTGACCGGTTCAACTTCGGTAAGAATGGCCGGAAAGACAAGCCGGTTGTTGGGATTCGTGACATTGCGGGGCAAATGTCTGTGGAGTACGCGGACACTGCCTTCCGCGATGCGGTGTTGGCTGACACGCCGATGACGTTGGTGGCGACCCTTGAGGGCGGCAACTTGTCGGCTGGCAAGGAGACGTTGGAGGTCGTGTTGCCGGAGATCAAGATTGACAACGAGTTACCGAAGGCGAACGGGGAGAAGCCGGTTTTGCAGGGCATCAACTTCACTGTCCTTGACGACCTTGGCGCGGTCGCGCCGGTTTCGATCATTTTGCGGACATCTGATTCGGCGTTGTAGTGGCTGAGGGGCTGCGGATTGAGGGCACTGAGGAGTGGCGTCGGTGCGCGGTCGATTTGAAGGCCGCAGCCGATAAGGATTTGTTGAAGGCGGTTCGCAAGTCGATTCGTGACTTGGCGAAACCCGTTGGGCGGTTCGTGTTGGAGCGGGGCGCCGAGTCGATGCCAGCGTCTGGCGGGTTGGCTGCGCGGATCGTGGAGACCGGCAAGGTTGGGGTCACTGCGGGGATGGCTGGCCGCAACCCGAAGATCACGATCAACCTGTCAGCCCCGAAAACGGGGGGCGCGTCAGTGGGCACGGCGGACTCAAAGGGGTTTGTTCGCCATCCCGTGTATGGGCGTGGTGACCAGGATCGAAAACAGTGGGCATGGGTTCGGCAGAACGTGGAAGCGGGAACGTTTACGAAGGCGTTTGAGGAGCAGGCTGACGAGGTTGCGGATGCGGTGTTGTCGGCTGTTGAGAAGGTAATGCGCGGCATCGGATAGGAAGGGGCTAGTCGTGGCGATGTTGAAGATCGGTTCGCGCGTTTATGCGCAACCGAACATGGACGATATTAACCTGCGTGATCTGCTGCGTTTTGACGTGGAGGTCGCGGAGTTGGGGTTGGCGAAGACGTGGGGTGACGTCGAGCGGATTCAGGCCGACCTTGACGGCATGGATGAGGATGGTCGGGCGCGGCATCCTGAACGGTTGTTCATGGTCGCGGCGATGGTGTGGCTGGCTCGTCGGACTGCCGGTGAGGATGTCACGTTCTCGGAGGCCGTGGATATTCGGATCGAGGACGTGACCGTGCTGCCTGACCCTGAGGATCGTAAACCCCCAAAAGTCAAGGGGGGCAAGAAGTCCCATTCAGCCGACCAAGCAGACCCCGACCTGAAGGGGTAGCGCGGTCGGCTGGTTTGTCGTCTGCGCGGCAAGTACGTGAGTCGGTTTACGAGTATTCGCTCGACTTGTCTTTGTTGGTGCCGTCGTTGACTCCGACGACGGTTTGGGATTTGCCGTTGTGGGCGTGGCGCGGCTATGTGCAGGTCGTGAAGGCGCATCGGGATGAGATGCGGAAACAGCGAGAGGGGCGGTGACTGGTGGCTGCTGAGGCGACTTTGAAACTCCTGCTGTTGGGTGAGGATCGGTCTGCGTCGAAGGCGTTGAAGGACGTTGGTGATGGCGCTGACCGTTCATCGTCGAAGTTGCAGAAGGCCGGGAGTATCGCGGGGAAGCTGCTTGCTGGTGGCCTGGTTTTGGCTGCTGGTGCGGCGGTGAAGTTCACGCAAGCGGCTGCGGAGGACGCGGCGCAGGCGTCGAGGTTGGCTAACACGTTGCGTAACGCTGCTGGGGCGTCGAAGGAGCAGGTGGCGGCGACGGAGAAGTGGATCGCTGCGCAGGGCAAGGCGCGTGCGGTCGCTGACGATGAGTTGCGGCCTGCGATGGGGAGACTGGTCGCGGCGACCGGGGATGTGTCGAAGGCGCAGCAGTTGGCGACGTTGGCGATGGATGTTTCGGCTGGGTCTGGGAAGTCGCTGGATGCGGTGACTATGGCGTTGGTGCGGGCCCAGAATGGTAGCGTTGGGGGTTTGTCGCGGCTGGGGGTGGCAACGAAGGACGCTGCCGGGAAGACCCGGTCTTTGGATGACATTACGCGTGATCTGGCGAAAACGTATAAGGGTGCGGCTACGGATGCGGCGGGGACTGCTGAGGGTAAGCAGAAGAAGCTCAAGATCGCGTTCGGTGAGCTGCAGGAGGAGTTGGGCGCGAAGCTGCTTCCGGCTATGACCAAACTCGCTGAGGCTGGTTTGAAGATGGTTGATTGGGTCGACAAGAACCAGACCACCGTGGGCGTGTTGGCCGGGGCGATCGCGGGGCTTGTGACGGCGGTGTGGGCGATCTCGGCTGCCGCGAGAGCGTACACGGCGGTGCAGGCTGCGTTGAATATTGTGATGTCAATGAATCCGATCGGGTTGATTGTGATCGGGATCGCGGCGCTGGTTGCGGCGTTTGTGATCGCTTACCAGAAGTCTGAGAAGTTCCGGGACGTAATCAAGGGTGCGATGCAGGCAATCGGGGATGCGTGGCGTTGGGTCTGGAACAACGTTCTGGCTCCCGTTTTCGAGTTGTTGGCGAAGGCGATCGGTAAGCAGCTGGAGATTTGGGGCCGGATGTTGCAGGCGATCGGCAAGGTGCCTGGGTTCGGTTGGGTCGGTGACCTTGGCGACAAGTTGGTTTCGGCTGGCCAGAAGGCGCAGAACCTGGATTTGCGGATGAGGGACGTGAACAAGTCGAAGGCCCGCCCGAGCGTGGACACGTCCAGTATCGACAATGCCACCTATAAGGTGAACAATCTGCGTCAGTTGATGCGTGGATTGAACACGGGTGTGGGCAACATTGGGGCTCCGCCGAAGAATAAGGGCATTGGCGGGCTGATGAATCCGTCGCGCCGCGCGGTTGGTGGGCGCGTGTCTGCCAACCAGTGGGCTGTGGTTGGTGAGCGTGGCGCGGAGTTGGTGCAGTTTGGTGCCGCTGGGCGCGTGGTGTCACACCAGGACAGTGCGAGCCTGGTTTCGGCCCGCGACGGGGGTGGCGAGGCGACTGCGACGGTGAAGTTTGTGCTTGATGGGCGTGTGATTCAGACGGCTTTGTTGAGGTTGAAGCGTACTAACGGTGGCTTGGAGTTGGGGATCGCCTGATGGCTGGTCTACCTACGGTGCAGGTGCTGCTGGATTCGGTTAGCAATGACCGGACGTTTCCGCACGACATTACGGCGTATGTGTCTTTGACTGCCGGGATATCGGTCTCTACGCGGGGACGTACGGATGAGTTGTCGGCTGGGCAACCGGTGACTTGCACGATGACCCTGGACAACACGGATGGCCGGTTTACGCTCGGGGCGGTCACGTATGGGGCCCTGGATGTGAACCGGTTAATCAGGGTGAAGGTAGGCGGGGTGAACCGGTTCACGGGGTTTGTGCAGGCGTGGCCGGTCGCGTGGCCGGATGGTGGCCCTGGTTTGGCTACTGCGGCGATCACGGCGACGGATGGGCGCGTGTGGTGGGCGAAACGAGAGATGCGATCGTACCCAGAGGAAACGATTCTGCGGTATGCGCCGTCTGCGTATTGGGTTTTGGGTGAGGCCGAGGGGTCGCTACTCGCGGCGGATTCGTCGGGGAACAGTGGCCCATCTTTGCGGGTGTCGCCGGAGTACGCGGAGGGCAAGACCGCGGATCTGGGTGACGGTGCAGGTGATTTGCCTGTTGTCCGTTTTGGTGCTGGGACTGGTGTCCCAACCGATTCGCTTCCGGCGGTAATGCTGCGGATGGACACGGATTGCTACACGTCAGCGTTGGCGCTGAATGAGCCGCAAAGCTTACCGTTCGGGTGGGCAACCTGCACGGTTGCAGTCGCGGCGCACGACGTTAGCGGCTGGTCATGGATTTTGGATGGCAGCACCAGCGCGGGTGACGCGATATGGGTATTCGTGGACGCGACAGGGGAGCTGAAGTTACATGCAATCGGGGTCACGACAACCATTTTGAATGGTGGCCCGATCGCTGACGGTTTGACACACACGATTGGGATTTCGAGGAACTTCACCACGTCTGCGGTTACGTTGTGGGTCGACGGGGTTGCGAAGGCGACAGGTGGCCCACTGTATGGGGACGAGTTGACCGCGCTCAGGGTCGGATTGGGCGACGGCTTCGCGGTCACCCTGTCGCATCTGGCGGTCGGTTCGACTGAGCTCGCCTCCCCGGGTGGCGCTTTCAGTGACATCCGGTTTTCCCAGTGGCTGGGTGCCGCTGCCGACCGTGGAGGGCAAGCGATCTGGCAGACCGCTGACGCTTTCGATGACCACGTACCCAACGCGGGCCTGGAAATGTTCCACGGTTCCACCCCCGTCCCGCACGTCGACACCAACGGGAAAACCCTCACCAGTTACATAGATGACGTCGCTGAAGCCGAGGGTGGCGTGGTCGTCATCAACGGGTCGGGTGAGTGGCAGTTGAAAACCCGTGACATTCCAGCATCGAAAACGACCCCAGACCTGACTATCCCCGTGGATTCGGAAATGTTGGCCCGTGACACTGTGATCGAGGTCGATTTGCAGCGGCTCATAACTCGTGCGACCGGCACTAGACCCGGTGGCACCACGCAACAGGTAGTTGTGGATCGCGCAGCCGAAACACCCTACGGCGTGTCGGCGTCCAGCCAAGACTATTTGGTGACCACCGACGCGGAAGTGCAAACCCGTCTCGACTGGCTCGTGAACACACGGAAAACAGTCGGGCCACGCCTCCCCGCCTTGAAACTAGATTTACTGTCCGCGTCCCCCGCCGATCAGGCTGCGGTGCTCGCGTTGGACGTGGATTCGCGGATCGACATTACGGGGATGCCCGCGCAGGCCCCCGGCGGCACCACCTTGAAACAGTGGGTGCTCGGGTACGCAGAAACAATCAACTCCTCGGAGTGGTCATGGACCGCGAATACGCTGGACTGGACCCAGTATGCTTCCGCGTTCATCCTCGATGACGACACGTTTGGGCTAATGGACAACGATGCTTGCAGATTGGGGCTGTAATGGCGAAACCAACGTTCACGGCTGGCACGAAACTGGCGGCCCTGAAGCTGACCCAGATCGCCGATTTCTTGTACGGCACCGACGGGTGGACCAACTTGACGTTGGTAAACAGTTGGGTTAGCTACGGTTTCCCGTATTCGACCCCTGGTTACCGCGTTTCGGCTGATGTGGTCCATTTGCGGGGCATGGTCAAAAGTGGGACGTTTGCGGCGGTTATCGCGACCCTTCCCCTGGGTGCGAGGCCGGAGGCCAACCGTCTGATTCGCGGGATATCGAATGGTGTCGCTACGGCGATTGAGGTCGCGTCGAATGGTGATATCAAGGTCGCGGGCGGTGCCGGTGGGTCTAACGCTTACGTGTCGCTTGACGGGATCACGATCCCGCTTTGACGCGGGGCTTCTAGTCCGGGCCGCGTACGCCGTGGCAGGCGTCCCACTCCCCCCTTCCCGTGGGGCGTTCCGGCGTGCGCGGCCCTCCAACCCTCCCCTCGATCGGCAAGGAGTTGTCCAGTGACCGTGAATGGCGACGATCCAAACCTGACGGCTGGTGTGCTGTCGAGTGCGGCGCGGATGCTCCGGCACGCCGTGGACGTGTTCGCGGTGTGTCTCGGGGTCGCGATTTTGGCTGGCGGTACGACGCGGATGGCGCGGCCGGGGTATGGGCCGTTGCTGGATCTCGCCCCGCCGTGGGTTTGGGGCGCGGTGCTCCTTGGTGGCGGGATTCTGTCGGCTGCCCGTGGCCCGCTCGCGTCGGCGGTCGGTTACGGGCTGATCGCGGTGTGGTGTTTCACGTTCGCTGCCGGGTTCGTTTTGGTGTTGGTCGGGTCTGAGTCGGGGGCGACGACCGCGCCGGTCGTGTATCTGACGATGTCGTGGGTCGCGGCGACGATCGCTTGGGTGCGGTGGGAGTGCTGGAAAGCGGGCCGGTCGTGAATGAGGGCATCTGGTTGGCGTTGATCGGTTTTGCTGGGTCTGCTGGTTTTGGTGGTGTCGTGGTCGCTTGGTTGCAGCGGGCGAAAGTCAAGGCGGAGACGGGCGCGACGATTGACGCGCGCTGGAAGGCGTATGCCGACCAGTTGGAGCGGCGGCTCGTCGAGGTCGAGGAGGAGTTGTCGAAGGCGTTTGCCCATATTGAGGCGCAAGACGACCGGATGGACACGTTGGAGGCTGACCTTGATCGGGCAGTGAAGGCAAAAAAACAAGTTGACGCGTTGTGGCGACAGTGGGCTTTCGACGTGGAGGCGGCGGTGCGGGCGGAGGCCCCGCATGTGGTGTTCCCGCCGATGCCTGCGGGCGTGGATTGGGGTGTTTGACGTGTTTTATCGGGTGACGACGGCGAACCTTTGTTTCTCGCGGCCGCGCATGGCTTACCGGGCTGCCGCGTATTTGGCGCACCTGACTCAGGGCGCTGACGTGTTGCTGCTGCAGGAATGCAGGGACGTTGACGTGAAGCAGCTGCTGCCTGCTGGTTGGCGGTGTAATCAGCGGGGCGTGGCCTACACGAAGGCTGGGACGTTGACGCGGCGGGGCCGGGGCAAACGCGGGTCATGTGTGGCATGGCGGATCGAGTCGATGAGTCCGCCACACAATCCGACGACGGGCGGGTCGCTGCGGCTTGGTGCTGCTGGCGCTGGGATCAATCCGCGCTGGATTTCGACTCAACGACTTCGGGGTATCCCGTTCCGGTCGGCGCATTGGCCGTTACGCAAGACGGGCCTACAACCGGTTTTCACGTTGCGGATGCGGCGCTTGAACCGGTACCCGACTGTGGTGGTTGTGGGGTGTGACGCGAACACGCGGGATTTTCAGGGTGCGGCGCGGCGGGCCGGTTTGCCTGGGGCATACAACGGTGGGCGCGGCTACATCGGGTTGATGTCTAAGGGCGCGCGGGTCATGAACGTGGTTGTGGACCGTACGGGGGTGCGGCAGGGGTGGACTGACCATCCTGCTGTTTCAGCGAACATTGAGAGGCGATGAGGGTGGGCAACTATTATTTGGCTCCGTCGTTGAAGGCCCTGCGGGGTGAGGTTGACGCGAAGTGGCCTGACCGGGATAGGTCGTCTGACGGGTGGATTGGTGATGCCGCGCATTCGGCACGAGTGTCGCAACACAACCCTGATTGGGGTTCGATCCCGCCGGGTGTGGTGGATGCGCTCGACGTGGACGTGGACGGCATCGACGTGCGTTTGCTCATGGATTCGTTGGTCACGGATCGGCGGGTCTGGTATGTGATCCATGACCGGCAAATCTGGTCGCGAAGCAACGGCTGGAAACCTAAGCGGTACACGGGCTCCAACCCGCACATCAAGCATGTGCACGTGTCGATCGAGCCGACCAGGGCCGCGCGTGAGGACACTGGCCCGTGGCTGTCCACCAGCTCGTGGCCCACGGCTGGGGTGCAGGCTGCCCGGAACATTATCGCGGGCAAACCGGTGCGGTTGGTGGCGCGTCCCGAGGTCGCGCGAGTCATGACCGCGCAGGCCGCATGGCTGCGGTCGAAGCGTGGTTTGGCGCGGGCACAGGCAGCCCGGAACGTCATCAACGGTCGTCCGATCGGTCGGGTGCGCAACCCTCGGGTGCGGGCTTGGCAACGGAAAGCAGCTGACAGGGCTGGGAAGACAGGGGTAGGGGCATGAATGGTTTGAATCCGTCACCGGCTTGGCGCGCGGGCTTGTATTGGGCGGCGTGGATGCTCGGGGTGATCGCGGGCGTGGGCGGTGTCGTTGCGGCTGGGGTTGGTGCGCCACCGTTGTGGCTGACGATCACGATCTCGTGCGTGCTGCTTGTGCAGTCGCAACTTCATGCGCTCGCGGGCGTGAATACGCCGTTGGGTGGCCTTGACGACGCCGAGGGGCAGGAGTGATCGCGGTCGGGGCGGTGGCTGGCGCGGTGCTGGGCGTGGGCTTGGCCGCCGCGATTCTGGTGGCGTTGACTGATCTGTTGGAGGAGTCGGGTCGTGAGTGATTTCGTGGAACTTGGCAACGGGCCTGCGCCGATGCGGGTCACGCTCGTGGATGGGCGCGACAACGCTTTGGGCTTGGAGCGACGTGACGACACTGGGCCGGTCGCGTGGCCATCGGCTCCGACGTTGCGGTTGCGTGACGCTGCGGGGGTGGTCGTTTTTGACGCCGCCGGGGTGTTGTCGAACGCGGACACGGTGGCGTCGTGGACGGTGCCCGACGCGGTGGTGTCGCTGGGGACGGCCCGTCCGGTGCGGGGTCAAATCGTGCTCGACGGCGAAGTGGTGTTCGCTGGAACGGTCGTCGTTTTGGATGGCTGGTCTGGGGTTTGCCCGTCCGTGGACGTTGGGGGCGCGGGCGTCGTGGTGGGGCCTCCCGGGCCCGCTGGCCCCGCTGGTGCTACCGGCCCGGCAGGACCGCAGGGTGATCCTGGGCCTGCTGGTCCGCAAGGTGATCCGGGTCCGGCTGGTTCGGCTGGTCCGCAAGGTGATCCGGGCGCGACCGGTGCGACTGGTGCGACTGGCCCGGCAGGTCCGCAGGGTGATCCTGGGCCGACTGGTGCTACCGGCCCGGCAGGTTCGCAGGGTGGCCCTGGAGGATTCCGCAAGTGGTGGAGTGGCTGGTACTACGGCCCACCAGCAGGCAACTATTCGATCAGCGCTACCAACACCAGTCAAGCCGCACAGATTTGGGTGCCGATCTGGGTGCCGAAGACCTCAGACATAGATCGGATCGGCATGGAGATCACGACCGGTGGCGCTGGCCCCACGGTCACCCTCATGATCTACGACTCAACCGCCGACGACGCGCCCGGCAATCTAGTTTTGACTGCTGGAACGATCGACCCCTCCACGAATGGCTTCAAAGAGATCGCCATTTCGCAGACATTGACTGCTGGACTCTGGTGGCTGTCAGTTCATACGACCGACAAGATTACATACAGGTCAGTTGTCGGAGTGATCGAGCCGATAGCCGCTGCCCAAGGCGGAGCCTACGCTGGTAGCGTGCGTAATACATTAATAAACTATGCCGCGATTGCAAACCCTGCGCCCGGACTCAACGTATTGAAGTCCGGCAACTCCTACGGCCTACCAAACCTGCAAGTCAGGGCAGTTTAAGGAGGACGCGATGAGGACAACGACTTACGGCCCCGGCGGGTATGACCCGACGAAACCCAACAACAACATTGTTGATGAGGTCGAGGTGGACGACCCCGCACCCGTTGAAGATTTAGCCGCAGCGTCACATATTGATGAGTTGTATGGGCTGGTGGCTGACCTTTACGCGCAAACAGGCGTGGATGCTGCGCCGTTGTTGGAGTCCAAGACGGTGAGTGAGACTGCGAAAAGCGCCGCACTCGCAGTCGAAGCGGTACGCGGACGTGCGGACACGTCCGCCCCTCGCACCCGTTACCAGTGGGTTGGTGGTGCGGACGGCGACCTGTTTGAGGTCGAGGACACCGAAACCAAGCCAGTAGAGCGGATCGAACTAGACGACGCCTAACCAGCCTGCGACTACGAAAGCGCCCCCCTCGCCAAACGGTGAAGGGGGGCGCTTTCTTGTGCGCTCACCCTGCGACAATCTCCACGCGGCAACCAAACTCCTCGCCCAACTCCACCGCCGCGCGCGCCGTGGCCACCCGATGCAACTGGGCAGGCAGGCCCGCACGCTCAGCCCCAGGGCTCGCAGCCCACCACGCCGCGTCCGTGGCGTACGTGACCAACTCGACCGGATCGCCACCCACGGTCACGTCAGCCACGATCTGGGCGATCAGATCCTCCAGAACCTCCTCTAGCTCGGCGACCCGCATGTGTACGCCAACAGGGTCGCGGGGGGTGCGCGTGGTCTGCTCCCAACTCGACACGACATTTTGAGACACGCCAAGAAGCCGCGCCAACACTGCTTGAGGTAGCCCTAGTGCTTCGCGGCGGGAACGCAGCCCGACACCCACGACGGTAGTCACAGTCCGACCCGTCTGCGCGGCATGAACTTTGTTCCCCATGCGCGGATCTCGGCCTGAGCCTGCTTCTCGATCTGAATCGCCGGATGCGGGACAGGGTTACCCTTCGGATCGGCGATCACCAGGCCCTCAATCGACACGCGCCGCTGGGCCTCACGCAGACGGGCGACCTGCCCACAGTAAGCCTCAAAACTCGGACTGTCGAAACGGTTGGTGTTCCCGGTGTTGATTTCGACCCACACTGCGGCGACGTCACCGGGTAAGTGTGCTGGCGCTGTCAGTTTGCCCATTTGCTTGGCCCCATCTGGATTGTTTTAGTCACTTGCAGGCCGGGGGTCGGATCTACTGCGTCGAGCTGGTGCAGCGTCGGAAGTTTGCGGTCTTCGGTGTCGCCGGGTGGGAGTTCGGCCCATAGCGCGTCTGCGAAGTCGAGGAACAGGCGGGCGCGGTCTTTGTCGTCAGTCATCTCGAACTGTTCGCACCGTGGGTTTAGGTTGAGGTTCATTGAGGACGTGATTAGTACACTCCAGCCGTCGTTGATGATGGTGGCGAACTTGGTGTGTGTGCGGGTGGCCCGCACGTTGTCTTGGCCGAAGATTTCGGCGACGTCCCCTACCGTCGCTTGTCCGCGTTTCGCTGACGAGTCCATCACGAACCGGCACGATAAGAGCTTCCCTGAGTCGCGGAATCGGATTGCGGCGTCTACGTCGTAGAAGCCGGCTGACCACGTGGAGATGGTGACGTGGCCAGGGCCGGTGATCGCGAGAGTCGCCTCGATGAGGTCGATTAGTGAGAACTGGCCGTAGGTGAGACCGGCCACGTCGGTGTCGTGGGCGAATCCGTCGATGGTGGTGGCCGCGTTTGCGGCTTTCGACAACCTGGTGCGGGTGCGTTTGGTTGGCCGCTTGTGCGCGGTGGCTTTGGTGGTCACTCGGCCAGCTCCTCGACTGCGTCAGTGATCTGAGCCAGAGCCCAGCGGACCGCTTGACCCTCATCGGCGGTGGCGTCGACCAGCAGGAAGGGGCGATCGTCTGAGTCGCGGAGGGCGACAGCCCATTTGCGATCCGAGCTGTGCGTCAAGATCCAGGGGTTCGCTCCAGTCAGGTTCCAACTGGGGGTCTCTTCGCGGGCGACGGTGATGCGGGCTCCGGCAAGATTGGCGAGGGCTTCGGTGGCTGCGTAGCTGCTCATGGTTTTCTCCTTGATGAGTGAGGGCCTGCCTTGCGCTTCCCTCATGTATTAAAAATACTACAGTAGGGGTGAGTTGTCAACACTTTCCACCAACTGGGCCAACACTGGTCTACTAACATCACGTGTCTGAGAATATACAATATCAGGGATACCGCCCGATATCATGGGTCATCATGGACGACCTCACAACCCAACA